AGGCACAGAGGTAGAGCCGGAGTTGAATTGGCACTTGACCAAATCCCCCGGCTTCTTCTGCCCAGGGCCAAACAGCTGGACCTTGCTCGGCGCCGTCGCCCAAGTCCCTGCGGTGGCTTGAGTCGATTCGATGTAGCCAATGATTCGGAAAGCCCGAGAGGTCTGTGAAGTCGCCGCGTACCAAGTCTGTGTAGAAGTCGAGCCAGCGGAGATCCCAGTCGGGCTCGGAGCAACACTTTCGTCCCAAGCAACGATCTGGGAAGAAGCCGCCAGCAGGGAGTTGTAGACGCCGAGAACAGGTCCGGAGACGCCATCAAACACCCCAACCCAGATCCGATTTGGCAAGCCGGAGACGGTGCCCAGGGTTGCACCGACAGGAACGGTGATCGAAAGGGGCGTGGTGATAGCGCGAGTGACTGAGTTCCCGCCTGCCGAGACGGTGTAGAGGACTGGCGAGGACGGAGTCGGATCATTCCCACTCCAGTCCTTGATGGCAATGGTCAGGGCGTTCGAGGCAACAGTGGCGTTAAGTTGGAGATTCAGCGGCGCGTTGAGGCCTGTCCGCTGGCCGAAGTCAATAAACCAAGCCCCCGCCGCGTTGGTCTGAACAAATACCGTAACCCCCGGCGGCAATGTCAGGCCTTGTCCTGTCGGAGCCCCAACAAAGTTGTCCGAGGCGTTGATTGCCAGGGTGACTGCAAAGCCATTCGTTTGAATCCAGAACCCAAAGCTGGGGAATAGCGTCGAGGAAAGCGGAAAGGTGTAGGTTATTGGGGCAAAGACCTGACGTCGAGTGAGATCAAAGCCAGCCACAACAGACTGATTAACAGCATCAGCAATAAACCCAAAAACAACTCTCGCGTTTCCGGCTCCATCGTCCTGAAGTCCTGCGCCGATGCCTTCCGTTGCCATAGCCCCAAGGCCAAAGGCAGTTCGGCCGGCAGCGAGGGTAGCAGCGGCTACGACAGGAGCCATGGCAGAGGAGACAGGCGAGTTAGCCCCACCACCTGCGGAGGCTGTTGGGTTGCCGCTAGAATCCCAAGTGAAGAACAATCCGGCCCTCGCGGCAACAGCGGGAACAGGGCCCGGAGTTGGATCAGAGACTGAGACCACTAGGGCTCGGTTCTGGATCTCAAGGATCTGCTGCGAGGTCATCATCTCGTAGTCGAGGGCCTCCTCGACCACAGGCTGCCAGAGGGTTCCTTGGTTAGCCAAGGAGGTGTTCTGCTGAAGCGGAAGAGCGCGGAGGATGGTGAGGAAGGAGCCGAAGGGAATCGGCGAGCCAGGATTGTAGGTGACGCTGCCGCCGACCGGAGTTGGATTGGTGCCGGTGGGAGGGTTCACGATGAGGATGTAGGCAGTCGGCGCGAGCAGGCTCACCACGCCAGAGGTATTGGTGAAGTAAACCTGGATCTGCGCGGATTGTTGCGTCAGAGTGCCTGCGGGCACGTCGAAGGTGAACGGAAAGACCGTCGCCGAGGCGTTGCCGGGGTAGATGATTTTGTTCAGGGTTGTGGAGACGGTCATTCTTTCTTCGCCTCTTCAACATTAGTGAACCGATTTCACATCCGTAGATGCGACGGGCCATGGAGAACCATCGTAACAGCGACCAAAGGCGCATGAGAAGTTCAAGTCGAGATCACGCGCCGATGCGAACCGCTCCTATTGATTCTCGTACACACCGCTTAGTTCGTAGTGCTCGCTGTTAGAAAAATTGCTGTTGTCAGCCCGACTGCATGACACGCTTGTGGCTCCCGATGAAGCGGTACAACTTAGCCCTCTCCCATTCAAAGCAACTTCACGCCCATTAATAGCTATTGCCGAATTTGAAGTGTTCGGTATATTCCAGGTAATAGAATTTGCAGCCACCGTCCCGGCTGCGCTGATTGTAAAGTCAAGAGCAAGTTGCGTAGTATGACGAAGCGTCTTTACCCGAGCTGTGTTGACAGTGAAAGTTGCTGTTTGCCCCCAAGTGATGGCCGGTGTAAAAACCTGCGGGATGCCTTCAACAGTCAGACCAGCAGCATTGCTGAATTCCGTCGCGTATGTCTTGACCAGATTGTCCGAGACCACACCGTTAAGAGAAGCCCCATTTATTGTGATGCCGGTGCCACTGGCCGCGATGTTAACGAGCGTATTGCCAAGGAACGTAAATCCACTGATTGCAAGGTTCGTACCCCCGGCATATCCGGTGAAGACATTTCCTCCGATCGCCCAGCGCTGGTTAATGGTCGAGACTTCGGCGGCGTAAATACCATAGCCGCTGGCATTCGAACCACCGCCGTGACAGACATTTCCTGTAATCGTGACATCATTGTCGGCGAGGAAACCGTGGCCGCCAACATTATTGTCAACGAAGTACATGCAGGTGCCGCTGTAGCCAACACCGAGAGCTGATGAGGTTGCCTGCTGAACCTCGTTCCCGACGATCGTCAGACCGGACGAATTTTCCTCGAAGTGCATTGCGTTTTGCTGATATGTACCTTCAAGCATGTTGCCTGCAATGGTGGCGTTCGTGATATTTGAAAGTCCGATCGGCAGATCGTTGGCGTTGTTCAGACCAACAGAACCCATATGAATGCCTTCGATCACAAGCCGGTCGAACGTTCCACTCGGGCTATTGATGTTGAGGTGACCGGTGATGTTCTGATTGTAGAAGCCGCCACGGAAGGTGAAGCGCCGGTTGGTCGTTGTTGTTGCATTCGCCTTGAGCAGCACATAATTCCAACCGGATACATCAGCGTTTTCTGCACGAAAATCATTAACCTCTATACCCGTCTGCGGAATGTTCCAGACGACAGTTGTTGCCGATGGACCGATTATCATCGTCTCGGTGGCGGCGCCCGTCACCGATGTGGTGTAGGATGCCGACGGGACCACGTTATCTGACTGAGCGATACTGACGAACGAGCCAACGGCCGTGGCAACGATCCCGGCGCCTGAAATCGGGCCATTGGCATTGATTGCAGCGGCGAGCGCGGTCGCCATCTGCGCCGTGGTCTCCGCCGTGGTGATCGGCGATGAAATCGTGATTGGCGATCCGGCCAGGCCGGTTGAGGTGAAGATGACTCTGATCGCATCGCCATTCGTTGCCGAGCCACCAATCAACACGCCTTCGACGGCGTTCGATGTTAGCGCGACGTTCTGAAACTGGAAGTCACTCGCCCCCGGCTGGAACAGAATGCCCTGCTGCGTTCCCGTGCCGTCACCGTTGAGCTGGATCGTCAAGTTACGGAAAATGACGTGCGGGTTGTTGAGGAGAAATGCCGTCGCCAACGGTGTGCCGGTAAGAGATAGTTTCAGAATCGATGTGTTCTTGCCAGCGCCTTCGATAATGGTATTACTACCCGGCGTAGCAAGCGACGTAGCTGATGGCAGTGTGACGGCAAAGGTTCCCGCGGGGATGTAAATCTTGTTTCCCGAGCCTGCGGTAAACGCGCTCTGAATGGCGGTGAAGTTATTCGTAACACCATTGCCAACTGCGCCATAGGCCGGATCGGCGATGTTCACGACCGGATAGTTGCAGTCCTGCGGCGGGCCCGAGCCGGCGGCCGAATTGCACTTCATAGTCTGATTCGCCATGTTGGCGAGATTGGAATTGGCAACCGTGGCGCTGGCGATGTTGCCGCCCGTGATCGTACCAGAGGCAACCTGCGTGCTGGTGATCGTAGCAGCCGCGATACCCACCGCTGTCAGCGCCTGATATGCCGGATCAGCACCAGTGCCATTGCTCACCCACGGAAGGCCAGTGGTTCCGGGGACAGTGCAGGCCCAACCAGCCACGGCTCGCTCAAGGATCCCCCCACGTGTCGAGCAGAACGCCGCATCGAAAGCCGCAGAGAGGTTCGTCGGCGAAGCAATGTTCTGTTGGACGAACTGCGTCGAAGCAATCCGATTAGTGCTATCGGCGACTGGCGCAGTGGTCGTGGTCGTGGCGAATTGGGCCTCAGCAGGCGAGGCCAGGAGCAAAGCAAAAGCAATAAGGCGTTTCATCTCTCACCCCGCGGACAGATTAATGTTATAGTTCTGTGGCACCGCGCTGGCGCCATAGAGGTACTCGATCACCGAGACCTTCGCCCCCGCCGCCGAGCCAATCGCGTTCCACGCAGTGAGGGCCTGGTCGCCGAAGACGTCGAACTTCTCCCCTGGCGACAGTGGGATTCCAGTGTCCGCAACTGCGACCGTCGGCGCCTGAACCAGCCAGACGTTCTGTTGGCCAGCGATGTTGGCGTTGATGAAGGTCAGCTTGCGCCTAGCAGCCTGCGGAGTGGTCGCTCCAACCACAGGGTTGGCCGCAATCACCTGCGTGCTGGCCGTGCCAACCGTTGTGGTTGTGAGTGCCAAGGCTACCTCCGATCGGTCAGCTTGCCCAGAAGCTGGGTGTTCTGCGCCATCACCTGCGCCAACATCGCCAAGGTCTCGGTCAGCTGGTCGTTGACCGGCGGCGGGGCCTTCATCTCGTCCTGCATGGTCAAAATCATCCGCTCCGCGAAGGTCATCCCGTCGCCAAGCTCGAAGAACCTCGTCGGGTCGTGCCACTGGAAGGTCGCCGAGATGGCCTTAGCCTCATCATCGATCGGCTCCATGTCCGGCGTCGGGTCGCCGATGAAGACATAGTCGTGGGGCTCGCCGTGGCCTTGGTGGCACACGGTGATGAAGCCCTCATCAAAGGAATTGCCGCCGCGAGCTATGTTGGCCGAAGACGAGCCGGGTTTGTTGTTCCAATCCGCCGCGCAGTGCGGGTCGAGGTGGATCGGGACGGGGTACTTTCGCTTCTTCTGCCGACCAGAGATCCGGTCGACCTCGGTTTGTTCCCAGAAGACATCGGGGGAGCGAAGGTAGTGGGACTGGACGAGAAGCCAACGGGCCATGAGAGTTCTCCTAGAGTTGATAGCCCCAAGCCGACACAGCGGTGACTCCACCAAGGCCGGCTGCGGCTGAGTTGATGGCGATCGAGGTGTTCAGGGCAGAGGCTGGGATGCAAGGCGAGAAGGTCTGCGGGAGCTGGTAGACGCCAGGAAGCGCAGAGATTCCCTGGACGTAGTTGAGCGAGCCGGAGATGGTGCCAGAGACCGTCGCAGTGCCGCTAAGGCCTAGGGTTGCGGAAGAGGTGATGGTGAAGCCGCAGAGGTAGGTGGTCTTAGCGGCCGCCGCGGCAAGGGTCGCGGTGACAGAGGCTATTGTGCCTGTGGCGGAGGCGGTGAGGGGAGTGGAGCCGGCGGGATAGGGCCCAGGCAGGGACACCGGTAGTGGATTCGCGGTTGTGCAGGGCACCCAGTGATTAGTGCCGTCGTTGCACATAACCACCCGACTCTCAATGTTTATTCCATTAGGAGACGGAAAGGAAGCTTGGGCAAGTGCCCCAACAGACAAAAGCGAAAGAGCTGATGCAAGGAGGAGCTTGTTCATCATTAGAATTGCCCCCAGTAGATGGTATAAGTGACATTCGTAGCAGTTATAACACACAAATTTGTTTGCGTATTAGGCGGCGTAGCTGCAGCATTAGTGGTCGGAGCAGAAGTGAAAGCGTAAGTTCCATGATCAATAAATGTTCCGACTGGTAATCCAGACCAATTAACAATATTAACTGTATTCGCCGCACATGCAACACCAGTGCCGTATACTAATTGAAATGCAGCAGCTGTTGTAGTACCATTGACATCCCAACCGCAAACAACAATATTTCTACCAACAATAGCTGTCGCTATTGATTGAGCTACAGCGCTTTGTGTTGCTTGATTGCAGAGGATCGGATTCGGCGCCCCGATCCCCTGGGCCCAGCCCTGCCCGCATAGCGCGAGAAGGGCGAAGGCAGCGAGAAGAAGCTTTCTCATCGAAGCTTGTACCAAGCGTTGGTTGCCAGGAGGTAACGATATTCCACACTCGCTCCTGCCGCAAGCGTAGCCAAAGCAACACCAGTTGCCCCATTCACGATGGTTGATCCATCGGTGGTGGCAATGGTGGCGCCAGTGAAGGCCGCACCAGATCCATTGACCCACTCAAAGATCTCACCGTCCCAAGGAATAGGTGGAAGCTGAATGGCCAAGGCTGACGATGCAGCAGTGGAGATCAAAGTGGCAGGGCTCTGATTAACAAGAGTTAGCGTGCCAGTGGTTAGTGCTGTGCTTTGAACTCCCTGACTATTTCGCATCTGAGAAGTGGCAGCGTAGAAGCTTGTTCCGCCAATGCCGGCTTGAAGAAGAACAACTTCGCTCCCTGTTAGAGTTCGAGAGGTCAGCTGCTGAGCAACTGCAAGCCCGACCCCAACCAAGGCAAGGGCCGCAGCCCCTGCCAACAAGTACCGCTTCATAATCATTATGGCCCCCATTCGTTTGCCGCGAGTTTTCTAAAGATCAATGTCTGCTGTGACTGACCATGTGAAGATATTCCACTGCGAAAGGAGTCGCCTGTGGAGCAGTAGATTGTAACCTCACCATTAATATCGGAATATACCTCGATCACATCTCCGATATCAGAATCGCTTGGGAGCAATAACCCCGGCGAAGGACCACCACCATTAGTCCTAACTATCGTTGTTCCATGATGTGTTGGGATAAGAGCAGCAGTAGACTGATCCGTTCCTGTAGCAGTAACATCAACGATAATGACTTCGGTTACAACCGTCATGCTCACCTCCTCAGCTAACAGCCACACAGAGCCAGTTAAACGTAGTCGTCGTCGCCGTCTGGTTGAAGGTGAAGCCTGTCGTCGCGGCCGCAGTCACAAACGTAGTGGCTGCTGTCGCATTATTCGGCGTCACCAAGCAACGAGGAGCAGTGCCATAAGTCTGGCCAAAAACAACGGCACAAGTGGCCGCAGTAGCACCAGTTACCTGCCCAGAGAAGTCAGTAGAACCAGCAGTGAGAGTTCCACCGGTGCAGGTACCAAGGGTAGGTGGGGTGGAGGTAGTTTGGGCATTGAAATGGCGATTGTTAAACATCACCAAATTGCCAGAACTATCTACACCAAAGTTGCCACGAGCATCCTGCGACAACTGAAGCGAGGAGGTAATAGTCTGTGCAACTACCAACCCACCAGCAAAGAATGCACCACAGGCAAGGGCAGTGGCAAGTCTCTTTAGAACCGATTTCATCCTTCCCTCCTCAGTTTGCGATCACAACGCCAGCGGGATAGCCGGACAGTATGCCAGTCTGCGAGCCGATCTGGTCGAACCGATCGAGGACGAGCGTGGCTTCCAGCGCGCCACCAGTCGAAGCAGCACCAGCGATGATGTACTGCATACGAAGGAACCTCGGCACCGGCTGGCCCTCAGGATACCGCGGCAGGTCGACCTCCAACAGCCGCTGACCAGCCACGCCAAGCTGGGCACCAGTCACGAAGGTATAAACCGGCGAGAGGATCATGTCGTACCAAGTACCAGGGAGACCAGAGCCGTTGTCTGGCGCGCCCTGGATCTTGACTTGAAGGGTAGTGGTGCCAGAGGTGCCAGTCAGCGCAGCGGTGAGCTGAGCCAGCACCTTCATCGCTGGATCGTCGCCAACGCCGAGGTCGCGAGCGCCACCGCCAGCCGAGGAGGGTGGAAGACCGGAGATGCCAAGGTCGAGGACGTTAGCGCTGGTCAAAGTGCCAATAGCGCCAACCAAGGAGTCAGACGGCGCGGCCGAACCGGTGCCGGTGAAGAAGAGTAGACCATCTAGAATCATGATTGCACCTCAGGGAGTTAAGTTACGTCAGTGCTGCTTCATTGTTCAGGATCGCGTCGCAAGTTCGGATCGGAATCCCGCGGAACGTGGTGATAGGCTTCCCATCGAACTCCTCGAGCCGAAGCAGGACGTTGGTTTTGTTCATGGCCTGGAGGTCCAGGTAGGTCCGAATCACTCGGTTGCAGTAGATAATCGTCCGGCCCATGTTGGCCCGGACCTGCGGAGTGTCGGAGGTCTGGATGGTCGTCGCAGATGCCGGCGCAGTGGGGAGCTTGTACAGGCCGCGGACCAGCAGGTTGATCAGGTTCGCGGCCGACACACCGGTGAGTTGGGTGATGTCGATGTTCGCTAGCCGACAGACATAGCGCCAGTCGCGGAGGACATACCCGATCTCCCACTTGAAGTGATCGCGGTAGGCTTGGTAGGTGTTGCCCGCCGAGTCCAGCACTGGCCATTCGCCCATATCGCGGTGTTGCAGGCCGGTGATCTTGCCTTTCGGAAAGGTCACATGGGCCGTGTCGTTGCCCCAAACGTGGAGCCAAATGGAGGTGTTGGTTGAAGCAGTGCCACCACCAGACAGGACGTTGTTCGCCGTCTGCGAGTTCGCGGTGTTGATCGTCGAGTAACGCGGCGCAAAGCCGGTGAAGCGCTCAGGGTTGATGCCCTGATTGCCGTAGATCATCGTGGCCGCAACCTGCTGGGACATCCCTTCAAGGAAGGCCATCACCTCCGAGAGCCGGAACTCCTGGGTGTTGCCATTCAGATCCGCGATGTCCTTGTCGATAACCGCGTAGGTCTCAAGGTTCCCGCAGGTGTCAACGATCTGCGCGGTGGTGGACTTCGCGTTCGGAACGCCGGTGTTCAGCAAGCGCCACGTGGCCTGCGGAAGGCCAGTCCGGACTGTGGTCTTGTGGCCGGTTGGAAGATTGCCCTCGATGACGTACATGTCTTCGAGGATCTCGTTGGTCTGGGACAGCATCTCGATGATCGTGGCGATCTTGTAGCCGTCGTCGAGACGCTTGGCCCAGTCGGCGTAGGTAATGGCGGTAGTGCCAAGAGTTGCCATTGGTTAGGTTCCTGAAGGAAGGTGGGGGTACATAGCGGCGCCAGGGCTCGGGCGAGCGGAGTTGCCCTTCACTGGACCGCCAGCGGGGTAGTCTGTGCCTTCGGTTACCTGCTTGGCCAAGGCATGTAGAACCCGAACAAAGGCTGGGTTGTCGCCCGCGCCAGTCAGGTTCATTGCGTCCTTGAAGTCAGAGATAAGCTTCGGGTTCTGCAGGCCGGTCAGGGCCCGATCGATTGTGGAGACCAGCGGCGAGTCCGGGCCGAAGTTGCCGTCCTTGCCGGTCAGCTTCCCAAGATCTGCGTCGGACTTCATCTGCGAGCGCCAATCGTTGCGCTGCTGCTGCCAAGCATCCAGGGCCTCCTTCGATGAGGCCATCGCGTGCTTAGTGTAGAAGTCCACCAGCCGCTGGGATTGGTCTTGGTTGAGGCCAAGTTCTTTGAAGATCGGCGCGGCCTCCGCGGCAACGCCAGCGTCAAGCTCATAACCTTCCGGTACGGTCCAGGCCTCGTACTTCTCGGGCACCGCAGGAGGCTTATCCTCAGGCTTCGATGCAGGGTCACCAGCGGGCTCGCCCGGCTTCGTGGTCCCATCGCCAAGGGCAGACGCGAGGCCCTCATTCGTATGGCCCGTCGCCGTCGCCGATCCATCGGCCGGCGTCGTCGTAGTTCCTGGGGTCGTCATGGTCACGTCGGTCGAGGACGGAGTCTCGTCTGCCATCTGCTTGTTCCTTCATCATCTGGATATAGGCTTCGGGGTAGGCCCGCATGACTCCCGCAAGAAGTCGAAGGCCAATTGATCGCTCACCCTCTCGAAAGACGGTGGACAGGGCCTCACCGGTGTAGGAGGCGTGGAAGATGTGACAGGCTTCCAAAAGCTCGCGCATCCACGAGCGGCCAGCGATAGAAGCCATGAGAGACTGTATGACCGCGTCATCCTGTGCCTCCCGAGCCCTGGATTCCTTCTCCTGTCGCCGTTGCCACCGTCGTTCCTCCGGGGTCAGATCGTCCACGCGCTATCTCCATGCTTGCATCGGCGATCCTAGCCGAACGGTGAAGCCAATCGTTACCGAAGTACTGGAAGCCCTTCGACTCGTGGTAGACTTCCTGCCGCCGAATGAAGAAGGCGTGGATGGTGGCGGCGGCAGAGGCCGGAAGGATAGAGCCAACTGCCGCCGCCGTCTTCGGACCCCAAACGCCATCCACAGCAAGGCCCAAGACATGCTGGAGGATCTTGATGGCTTCCGTCGATCCCTCGTTGACTGCGGAATCAAAGAAGGAGAGGTCGAGGCCCGGAGGGAGAGCGGGGGAATGAGGAAGCCAGTACGAGTTGTAGTAGATCGAATGGCCTTCGGATTCGGAGATCAGCTGGACTGGTTGCACGGGAAGGTGGTGGTGTTTGCGCCAAGCGTCGTACTCGCGGGCGGTGATACCACACATGGTCTTGCCGCCAGGGTCGTGGCGGTCGTTGGAGAAGTTGCGGTGGACGTCGGACCAGACGAACGGATCGTGCCAAAGGACCTCCTCGCGGAGGACAAAAGGGAGGCAGGCGTAGAAGCGAGCGGGTTCGGTCATCGAGCGCCCGGAAAGTTGCCGTTACGGAAGATCGACATGCGACGATCACGCTCAACTATAAGTCGCTGCATCAAAGCTTCCACATTATCCATCTTCGGAGACCACTGAGACAAGGTGCGAAGGCAGAGGTCGCATCGAGCGATCTCGTAGTGAAGTTGCTCATCAGTCAGCAATTGAAGATCGTCGGTCATGCAGCCCTCCCCATCGCAAGTTGCAGGGCGTTCTGACCGCCACCGACCTCAGTCTGCGAGAGGGTCTGGGCACCAGTCGCAACCTTCTGAGCCGTGTCGGCTTGCTGAGCCGCGGCTTGCTGTTGCTGGGCCTGCTCTCGATTCTGGCGGATCTGGGCGATCGCAGGGTCCTGCCGGATGATCAGCGGATCGTTGTTCATCAGGAAGTTGTACCGCTTCATGAAGTAGTCGAAGTCAATCACGTCCATGATCTGCGGATCAACGCCGGCGAGATTGCCGGCCAGTTGGAGAATCCGGTCCATGCCAGAGGTCTTCGAGGCCTGCTGGGCGATGGAGAGCATGGAGATGTACTGGACGGACAGCTCGGCCCCAGCGATCTGGCCTGGGGCCTGCGGGAGGATGCCAGCGCGGGAGGCGATGGAGAAGGTCCGTTCAATGGCCGGAGCGAGCAGTTCGATCTGAAGGCGTTCGAGAACCGGGCCGAGCATGATCAGGGACTCAGCACGGCGAGCGTTGATCTCCTCTGCAGTCACGTTCGATCGGGTCTGGTATTGAGAGATGGTCTGGAAAAGGTTGTTGAAAAAGATCTCCTTGATCCGACCGCGGACGAGCTCAAGGTTCTCGTTCATGGCTGCAAGGTCGGGCTTCCACGAGCCGTAGGCCGGAGTCATGCCGGGGTTGGCCGAGGACATCAGGCCGGCGATGTAGGTAATGCCGCCGGGGATAAACTGGGTCGGTTGGTTCTTGAGCTGTTGATCGGCGAGGAGCGGCGGGTTAACGTGCTTGTCTATGCCCTGGGCCTGTCGGCGGACCTGGAGTTGGAGTTGCTTGCAGTCAGGCAGCGCGTCCATGGCTGGGCTTCGGCCGTAGGCGTCGTTGGCCACGGTGTCCCAGCGTGGATTGAGGTGGGGCGCCTCGTAGAAGCCGCGCTTCTCAAGCAGGCCGGGGGCAAAGCTAGAACCGCCCTGAGGGCTAGCGCTTCCGCCCCATTCCCAATAGACCTCGCGGTAGGCAAACTTGCTCGGCACTCCGTACTTCTGGGCTTCGTAGTTCGGCTCGATGGCGTGGGCGATGATCAGCTCTCTGGTGAGGCCAGAGCCCTGCTGTTTGTACAGGGCCGCGACGGAGGGACTGACGTTCTCGACGCCCCAACGCTCGACGGTCTGTTGGATGGTGTAGGTGAACTCGCGGTAGAAGACGTCATTGCGGTTCAGCTTGGCATTGCAGTCGACGTAGTACTCGCCGAAGCACGGATTGACGCAGTTGATAACGTTCTCGTGGTCCTCGTAAATGATCATCGACCCTGTGCCGAAGATGACCAGGTCGAAGTAGAGGATCGCTAGGGCTTGGTAGAAGTTGGATTCTTGGAAGATCTGGAAGATCACCGCTTCGACTTGGGCGAGCCAGATCGAGACCGGATC